CCCATCTGACCCATGACCATTGGATCCTGCATCATTGATGTATGTACAGCAATGTGGGCATCGTGGTCTTGGTAGATGAATGCCTTGGTAGGCTTGCCGGTCAAGAATGCCATGTTCTCTGAGACGGGATCTCGTGGAGTCATGTCATCGTCAATAGGTACAAGCTTGTCTGCGTTCTTTACTCCCAGAACTTCAATCATCTGGCGGTGCAGCAAAGGCAGGTTGTAGATCTGTGGAGCACCTTGAGCCAACTGAATGACTGCTTGGTACTGCATGATCCTCTGAGCCATCGTGGCGGAATTCGGGTCGGAGACCGGAATTACATCCACCATGTCATAGTCTGCCCTCTTGGCTTGAGGCGTACCAAATACAGGGGTGTATTCATAGTCCTCTGGCATGTAATCACGGATGATTGCTTTGAGCAGTTTAAACTCTTGCTTCATTGAATAATGAACACGAGCCTGTACTGCGCTCATTGTCTTAAGCTGACGCTCAAGCAAGGCTAGAGTTGTACCGACGGGGGCGTTGGCAGACATATCGCTGATGTTCATATCTGCGATGGAGCCAAGCCTTCTGCCTTCGTCTGTAATTTGGTTCAAGAGAGCCAAGAGAACCTGTGATGGTTCCTTGTATGGCAAAGCCATGATGTTCTCTTTGACTGAACCACTTGGAACGTCCACATCTCGGAACTCACCGGGAGTGATTGGGGTATCGTCGTCTTTGATCCGAAGTCCTCGGGTCTTCAAACCACCGGGCAAGTTAGACAGCGTGCCTGCGTCCACCAATTGGCGGATTAAAGATGTGCCTGCACGGGCGTATCCACCAATCAGGTGAATCAAACCAAGGCCGTAAGCTCCAAAGCCGGGTACATAGGTGTACTGGACAAAGTGCTGGCGCTTAAGTTTGTGTTTGTCATCCTCATCCCAGTTACGGCGGATGGCAAGAATATTTTGTGTACCGCGCTCTAAAGTGATGACGTAAGGCAAAGCTATGCCATCTTCATCTTCATAACCGGGTAAGTCATAGTCTACGTGGATTTCATAGATCTGGTAGCGGTCATCATCACTTAGGTTATACCCTTGGTCTTCTGCCTTTTTCTTTTCTACGTCAGTGTAGAACTGAAGAGGATCACCCAGATCGCAGTCAAGATAAAACTCATTGACTTGAAGTTTGCGGATGTCATTCTTGGTTTTGCGCATGATGTGAGTCACACGCTCTGATGTCATGGCACTAGAAGCACCATAGGGAATGATCACGTCTTCTGCTGGAATGAACATGGCAGCTTGACGGCCCAAGGAAGGATCGTAGTAGACCTTCTTGAAGGCTGCACCGGCCAGACCCAAAGAATACAACATGCGTTCATGCTCAGGGCGGTACTCAGGCATACCTTCCGTGAGCTTGTAGTTCATGTCATCTTTGACACGCTCCGCAGCTTCCTCTTTAAGCTTGTCGATAGCCCCGATGATTTCCGTCTTGACCGGGCCTTGAGCAGGAAACGTCTCAATAATAGTCTCACTCTGGAACCGTACAGCGGCCTCGGTGAGGACAGTGGAAAATACGCCACAGGCTCCCAGCCAAGGTTCCGTTCTTTCTTCATACTTCATTCCCAATACATCAAGACCTTTGACATACATCTCTACCCAGTCTTTGCGGGAGTTGATGTCAGAGTCCACCATCTCAATCAGATCACTGGCAATTTTTTGCAGTTCTCCATCGTCCATGTACTCGGCAAGGTTGTCGTCAAAACCTTCTTCGTTATCTTCTGGCATGAGGTCTATCTCTACGCCATCTACGCCAATCTTTACGCCCTCTGGATTTGTAATTTCAATCTCCATAGCTGGCTCTGCGTTCATTTCAAGAGCGTTTAAACCTAACGGGGCTTGGCTTAATGATTGTTCAATACTCATAATGTTCCTTAGTAGTAGGCTACTTTTCTGCGGTGGTAAATAGGCTCATCTTTTTCATCAGAGTCGATGGAGATGAATCCTCCCAAGCGAAACCGCATCAAAGCCTGACTGCTTGAGTCAACAAGGTCGTCATGATCTCCGTTAGGAAAGGAAGCCAATTCATCCATGACTTCCTCGGCCCAGCGGGTCTCAGGACACCAGACAATTCCAGAGGCAAACAGGTCTGAGATCGCGTTTACACGCGATATCTTATCGTTTCCTTTGCCCGGCGTATACTCCGACAACGGAATTCCCATCTTTCTCATCTCATAGATGAGCGGAGCACCGGCAGCACGCTTCTCAACGATCAGTGTGTCTGGTTCAAACTCTTTGTACATCTCCAGAGCTTTATGTTTTAACTCTGGGAACTCCATGCGCTCTTTAAAAGCATCAAGCAAGATGATGTTTGGACGCAGATCACCTTGTTTATTGGGATGTTGGAAGACACCCCACGTTGTACAAGCCGAATAGTCGGCTCGATTGTTCTTTTCAAAGGCTGTATCCCAAGATTGGATGATGTATTCGCAGTCTGGGGGTCGTTTATCTTCCCAAATCATCCAGTTTTCACGCTTAATGATTGCGCCTTCTTCAGATGTGGGGTTTTGTTGGTACTGCGCTTCCCATTTAGAGACTGGAAGCTCTGCTTTCAGGGCTTCTAGGGCTGTTTTAGACCAGAATCCGGGCCATAAAGGGTTCCCGTTGGGCATAATTGCAGGAAAATCTATGATTTCCCACTGATCTACGCCATCTTTGTCAGAGTTTTTAAGGATTTGGCCTGTTAAATCACGCTTAGACCACCGAGTCATCACAATAATGATGGCTCCACCCGGCTGTAGACGCTGCCGAGGGCCGGAAGTGAACCATTCATAAACCCCATCAAACACTGCGGGGTTAGCTTGCTTGGCTTCCTGCTCAGAATGGGGGTCGTCAATGATTAAGAGATCTGCGCCCTTACCTGTAACAGCGCCGCCAACACCGATAGCGAAGTAATCGCCACCCACATTAGTATTCCAGCGACCTGCGGCTTTTGAATCGCTCGATAGCTTAGTCGTAAATACCTTTTGATACGGCTCTGATGAAACAAGATTCCTAACCTTCCTTCCAAATCCAGTAGCAAGCTCTGCGGTGTGGGCAGTCTGAATGATCTTCTTATGCGGAAACTTCCCCAAGAACCACGCAGGCAACAGGAAGGAAGCAAACTCAGACTTGGTATGCCTAGGAGGCATATTGATGATCAACCTCTTAAGTTCCCCGTTGGCTACACGCTCAAAGGCATCAGCCATGATTTTATGATGAGAACCCGAGATAAAGATAGGCCACATCTGCGTTGCAAAGTACAGGAATGACTCTCTACTGCGTTCTATCTTGTCCATCTCAAGCAAAGCCTGAATCTTTGCACGGTTCTCAGGGGAAGCCTTGGGAGCCATCTCCAAGTACTTCTTAATCTCTGCGTGCGTTAATAGGCTCATAAGGACATCACAGTTTTAACGGAAGTGTCCACTAACTTAATTGCATGGAACTTATACGGCTTAGTTACAAGATGCCCGTCAGTCTTTAACCGATGAACAATCCTGTGGATGTTTGACTTAGATTTCAATCCAATACCCCGAGCTATAACTTCATAAGACGGAGACACACCATGCAACCGAATGTATGCACGGATGAAGTCTAAGACTAGCTGTCTGCGTTTGCTCATGTTTCACATTTACTTCGTAATCATATGAGGGCACACTGCCCAGTGCGGCGACTAACTGCTCCGGTTTGGTTGTCAACCACAATGTGCCTTCATATAAGTCCCCGGGATTCCACCGAGGCCCACCTCGCTTTAACGTCTGCGTGTCCAAGACGTTTAAACAGATAACTCACGTTACTGTTTCCCATATATATGTGAAACAAACTCATTTTGTTGAGTTTAAACGCAAACACGAACGTTCGCAATACCTTTTCTGAAAATATATATACCCCCGGGGTAGGCGAATTGGAAAGAGAAGGGGGGGCTTTCCTGTGGAAGATATTTGAGAGAGTGGATTAGAGCGTAATAGCAGGAGGGGTGTCATGTCGTGCCAAGTGGGGGTCGGGTACGGGTGGAGGTACGGGTATGCCATCGTTTACACGCACCTCCTGCTCTAATGGCTTCAATGTGTTTAAACGCTTTGCGTCTACGTCTAGCACGTTGGCTTTGCCTTGCTCTAGTAACTTGATATGCCCTGCGAGTTCTCGCTTCAATTGATCTGCTGTTACTACTGCCTTGTCTTGTACGTCTGACGGTGTAAACAGTCCTGATGCTTTGCCTAGCAGTTCCAGTGCTTTTAGTTTAGTACCCTCTTGCTTGGCTTTCTTGCTTAGTGCTAACAGTCCTTTTAATACATACCTCTTGCTTGCGGCAAGGTCTTCGCTCAGGTGTTCTGCTGTCTCCTCCCAAGCTTCTTGAAGTATGTATTTGATCCTTGGGTCATTCATTAGCTTGTTTGCTGATGCACTAATACTTGCATCGCTTCCAGTGT